GTGAGAACGGGGAGGGACAGGTTTCGCCGGATAGTGGCAATGCGCCGCGATAATCTCTCCGCGCCCTGGACGTAGTGCGTATCAGCTACCATCGCTCAGTTGCTCCGGCCAAAGGACATCGACGCGGGGGCGCATGTATGTTTCATAAATGCGCGTGGATAGCTCTCGTACCGTTGCCTGGATCAGCGCCGCATACGAGACGCTATCAGGCACTTTGGGGGAGAGCATGCCAAGCCGGAACCATATGACAATGCAATTGATTGCAATCGAAGTCAGCCATTGAGGTACGTCTTTAAAGAAACCATCGGCGTCTTTATCCAGCCCCGCCGTGTAGGTGCATGTGTAGTCGCCCTCAGACAGTTGCGCGGTGGTGACAATGCCGTACCGGCGATCTACCTTAATAGCGCCAATATCACTCCCGTCTGCGGACGCTACCGTACAAGGCGTATCCGCAGGCAGTAATGCATTGGTAAGCCGCAGAAGCTGTTTCCTCTGTCGGCAATCGATAACGGTGAAGGTGTCGGTAAACGTGCCAAGCTCCAGCGTCTGGACGTTCATCAAACCTTCCACTCTGGATTGAACCATCCCGAGGGCGGTGATGTACTGATTTATCGGCTGATCGCCAGGACGCGCGCATCCGGCCGCGCCGAGTGCGTCAGTGATCTGTTGTGCGGTCAGTAGATAAGACATCATGCCCTCGGATTGGTTGTGTTACTTGCCGGCCGACTTGCGTTGGCTCGAACGGGGGACTCGTGCGGGCTTGGTGGCATCCTCGTTGTCGCCATCGGGGTTGCCATCAGGATTGCCGCCGTTATCGTCGCCGTCGGGATCGTCGCCTTCATCGGCAGCAGCAGGGGCGGCTTTCTTTGCAGTCTTGCGCGCGGTGGAGACTTCGCGGAAGTAGGGCTTGAAATCGTCGCTCTCCGGGTCGCCTACACCCTTGGACAACAGCTTGTCGGCTACTTCGTCCGGCACGTCTTCCACCGTCTCCCCGCGCTTGAGCGGGCGGGAAAACATCTTCATGTGGTAGGTCTTCGGGCCGACGAGTTTCAGTGATTTGGGCATGATCCATTCCTTTGCTATGTAGAGAATTCAGGTATACCAATACCAGGGAGAATGGATACCGGAGTCGCCCCCGGTATCCTGCACTACTACGGCCTATTAGGCTCCGACAGTCTTCATCGGCACCGGCGAATCTTCGGTGTTGACGATGGTGACATTCAGAGAGCCGACCGGGTTGACCAGTCCGCCGATTTCGGAGATGACCACGCCGGCATCCACGTCATCGACTTGCAGCGCAGTGCGGCAAGTCAGGACGATGATGTACTCGCGCGAACGGATGTCTTTGTCCGACTCGATGGAGATATCACGCTGAATGCCAAACAGCAGGTTTTGCGGGAAGGTAACCAGACCACCTTCGCCGGACAGGCCGCCCGTCATCAGCGCGGCGGCTTCCACCGTCAGGCCATGCGCTTGCAACGGGATGTTGTTTTGCACGGCCGAATCGCCGTAGCCGGTCAGGCGTTGGGCGATCTTTTGCTGATACTTGATGCGGTTGGCGTGGGTAATCCAGGCCTTCATCTGCGCCAGATTTTTCAGATACTTCTGGGGCAGGGCCAGGAGCGCCGAAGCGAACAGGTCGGGGTTCACGCCCGCCGAGTTCCAGTCCAGCACATTGCCGTCCGTCTGGATACGCTTCATCCAGCCGTCTTGCAGAGCCAGATAGGGATCGGCCGAGCTTTCGTCCGCCCACAGGCTCCATTCTTCCAGATCCAGCGCCGCGCGTACGGCGATCTGGCGCATGATGTGGGCTTCCATGTTGTCGCCCTCGATGTTGTCTTCGAGGACTTCGTACGGGATGCGCACTTCCGCGATCAGCTCGGACGTATTCAGTTCGATCTGGGAGGTTTGCGGGGCCGCACGGTCGTTCTTGCGCACGTAACGGTCATTACCGCCGTCATCGTTGGCCGAGCCAACTTGCCGCGCGGCGCGCAGAATACGGTTGGCGAAACCCATGCGATTGATCTTGCGGCGCGGGCCGGCCATGCGGACAACCCGTGCTTGTTGGAGAACCGTGGGCTCTTCCATTACGAAGTCGATGAACTGATTGGCTTGCTCGGGGTTGAGCATGCCGCCGTTGGCTTCCAGATCGGCCAGGGCAACATCGGCTCGGGCGAGATTGGCATTCGTCGTCATTTGAAAAACTCCTAAAAAGGATGACTTGGCTTGGTTGATACTACGGATTCGGCCCGAGCCGAATTACTTGCGAAGGCCAGGAATGACCCCCTTGAAAACTTCCCCCGCGCTGCGCTTGACCTTGCCATCCTTGCCTTGCGTGGCCTGGACAGTGGGGTCGTTGTTGTCGCTGCGCACGATGGTGGTGCCAGACAGGGCATCGACCTTCTCAGCGATGGGCGCGACGGCGGCTTTTACGGCCTCTTCCAGATCCGAACGAGTCAGAGTGACGGGGGCGGCTTGTGCGGCCGCAGCAGCGGCATTGGCGTCGGCAGCGGGGGCAGCGCCACCGTCAGCACGTTGAACGGATTCGCCGGCCGGCGCAGCGGCGGCGGGCAGCGCGGCCTTGACCGCATCGGTGACCATGGCGGGAATGCCTTTCAGACCTTCATCGATCATGGTTTGAACATCCGCCCGCGAAAGCTGAGCCGCTTCCGAAGCCGCAGCTTGAGGGGTGGGGTTGCCGTTGGCTTCGGTTTTCGTCGCCATTGCTTTCTCCTGAGATTGGCCGGAATCCGACCGTTGGGTTTGCCCCACGGCAATCAAGACCTGCCTGGGTAAAAGATCGAGTAGACCATTCACGTAGTCCGAGTATTCCGTGAGACTACGCGATACGAGTGCTTTCTTGGAGTCGATGGGCAGCGCAGACCAAAACAGAATGTTGTTCAATACCTCGCGCAGTTTCCACAATCCATCTTCCAGTTGCTCGCTGACAGCCACGTCCGCCATGGCCGCATTGAAATCCAGTTGACCCCAGCCATAGTTGCCATAGGCCAGTTCATTGACGGCTACGCAGAAGCCATCCGGGATATCGTTGACATCCGCCCGCGCGATGACGGCGATAACGCCTTCTTCGAGTTGGACGCGGCGGGTTTCCGTTCCCTCTTCGACTTCGCTGCGTTTCAACACAGTTTTGTCGTTGGCCGAATTGTCGATTTGTTCGTCCTGGAAGTCAACCGAATTCCGCTGGAGATATTCGGGAATTTTGTCTTCCTCGAATTTCTCGATGTCGAATTCCAGGGCAACAAGCTTAATGCCATGCATGCCTTCGGTCGCTGCCGGCGTCTCGTCCCCGCGCAGAATCTGGGCGGTCACGCCATCGGCGGTGAGCTTGATTTCGGTCACGCTATCTTTTGCAATTGATTGCAAATCGGAACGCTGCGCCCGGAACAGTTCGCCTTCTTGCGTGACGGTATAGCCCGTGGACAGGCCAAAAGCCGTCAGCGACTCGGTAACCTGCTCGGCCGTGTAGCCGGCGGGGAAGGTGATCGCGGCAAGATTCTTGGTATCGTCGGCGCGCTTGGTGCGCGTACGCCGGGCGACCGGGGCGGTGTTCTGGGCCATTGCATTTCCTTGAGTGTCAGACCGGATAACGGAGAACGCGCGTTGATTGGCGGGCCGTTTAGTCAGGGTGAGAAATTCGGGTTGTTTGACGCGGACTAGATTTCCTTCGATGTCGCCGCGCCGGACATGTCGGATAGTTTTATTGCTCATCGTCGGAAGCTCCTACATCGTCAGGAATTACCTGGAACCTATGGATATGGTCATTCGCCGTGTCGGTGTACGTATGATGGCTTATCGTATGCATATGATCGTCAGTCATCTCCGTGCCGCCCGCTACAACATTGTTCAACGCATCGACTATGACCGTGTAAACATGAGTATGGCCGTCGATAGGGTCAGGCTCGGTCAGACCGGATAATACACGATTTCCGGTATCTTCTATCACAATTTCAGTAAGCTCGCAGAGCGCTTCGTAGGAAAACCCGTTGATTTCCCCGTCCAGCACCTTCTGCCAAAGGTCGCCATCGGTGATGCGGACGCCGACAACCCAAGACCCCTCAATGAAGTCTGGATCGCCGGGGCGGGCGATGAAGGACTCTACGATATGCGCCTTGACGTTGAGGATATCGTCCTCGCTATGCTCGACATCCAGACCGAAACCTTGCCGCGCGAATTCGTAGACGAATTCTCGTACTGCCTCGGGCGTGTAGATATCGCCATAGACATTCGGCACATTCGGTACAAGGATCTCACCGTAGACGATCTGTTCATATTCCGTATCGGCCCGGCTCAGCCGCATGAAGTTGGGGGCTTTGGTGGTCATTGCAGTACGCTCCCTTCCGCGCCGTGTTCGGGCTGTTGGAAACCAGGGTTACCCGTCGCTTCCGTCTGTTTGACTGCATCCGGTTTAGCCGCTTGATCGGTCTGCTTCTTGACCGCACCGGTGGTGAGCGTGAGCGGCTTATCCATCCAATCCTCGTAGCCCTTCTCACCCGGCAGCGGGTAAGCAGGCAATTCCGTCTGCAAGATCTGATTGGCAACCATCTGGGCGCTGCGCGGGGTAACTGCGCCAATGACGTTCAACGCCGTCAGTGTCTTGACTACTGATTCAGGCGAGTTGATAGAAGGCACCCGGCCCTTCAACCGCGCCGTAGTCATGGCTAGGCCGAACTTACCATTGACGAGTGTTTTATTCAGTTTCTCGTCTATCTCATCGCGCGCGGGGCCGAAGACTTGAGACTCTGCAACGAAAGCCGATACCTGCGCATTGGCGTAGTTCGATTCGTTGGACAGACCGAGAACAATGGGCGGCAGGCGGAACGAGGATCGTACCTTCTGCTGATTGGCCGTATCGTAGTCCTTGAACAAGGCGTCCGATTGGCGCGAGTCCGTCAGCTTCTCAACTTTCAGGGTAACGGTAGAGCCCTTGGCGTCCAGGCTATCGCCCTCGCCTACGGCTTCCACCAACATAATCCGGTTCTGCCTGTCCGCGCCAATACTGTTGGTGGTCAGCATACGGGTCAGTTCTTTATGCGAATCAGCAGTCAGCCGCCCGCCAGAGACAGTCAACATCATGGGCGGGACAGTGTTGTCCTTGAAGTACCGCAGATTGACTAGCTCAGCCTCGCGCGAGCCCAGGATAGACGGGAGTTGATTGATCCAGCGCGGCACGCCATAGGGCTCATTCGATGGGAGCTTGAAATGGACAATCTCCGTCGCGTCATCGCCGGCCGTATACCCTGGGTCGCCTTCGAACAGGCCGGAGGTACGATTCAATCGGCGCGGGTCACCGTATTCTTTGAAATAGACAGTCTGCCCATTGCAGAGCTGGACATAGCGGCGGAACTTGGTGAATTCCTTGATGACTGAAACTCGACGCCCGCGCGAGACGGTGTATTGAACAAGGACTTCTTGAGGGTGCTTGGCAGTCAGCCGTGTATAGAGCGCGGGGGCGTGGCGGAGAATAGAAAGCTCTCCTACTGCATCGCGTATGACTTCCATGAACCCAAAGCCTACCGACTCCCGATCATGGATGACCTTGGACATAACGGCCTTCAAGGATTCATCGGTATTGGCGTTGTCAATGAAAGTAGCCAATTCGGATTCCTCGCCCGCATTGACTATCTTACCGCGCAGCGTCGGCTCGATCTCCCAGCCGGTGCCTACGGTATTAACTACATAAGCCTCGATGCATTGCTTGAGCATGTTGGCTTCGTCAATGATCTGGAAGAGCCGCCCGACCGTGTACGGGGTAGTCAAGATCATCCCCGATATACCGAGCGGGCCGGTGATGAACTCGTCGTAGTATTCCAACTGTTGGCTGGTATCGCTCTCGCTACGTTCGACCTTGTAGACTGCGCTGCGCGCGACAACAGCCGAATGCGCGGCGGTTTGAACGCCAGGGCGAACGCTTACGCGAGAGCGCCGAATGCGCCGAAGTTCGGACATGATCTATCATCCCTTGCGTTTGAATGCGTAGCCTTGGTTTACAAGCTCTTCATTCAGGTTGATGGTGACGCCCTCGGGCGTTTGTACTTCCACGACCGCAACCCAGCTATTTGCGCCTTTGGATTGGATCTTGATATTCAGTGTCTTGTCCCGTACTAGGCTTCGTACATAGGCCCTTACTTTTCCCGCTTCCGTGTCCGGCCCCGCGCCGATGGCGTTTGGAGTATCTACGCCGTGCAGCCTAATTCGCTGGCGTTTATAGAGGTCTTCCGCCCCCAAGTCAACCATGACGATCAGGTCATCGCCGGAGAACACGTCAACGATTTTGGCTAGGTATTCTCGTCGCGCCGCATCCGTCATTTCTCTTACTCCTTGACAAAGTGCGCCGAGTATACAATCGAATGTCACAATATTGAAAGTAGCAGACAAAAGAAAACCGCCCCGAAGGGCGGCTTAGGCATTTTGCAATTGATTGCAAACTAGGTGCGGCGGACGATTTTCCCGTCTACAACATCGTCTCCCCAATCATAAAGAGGGTTATCTACCCATTCCGGGCCAGGACGGATAATTTCCTCTTTCTCAAATACCCAGAATGGCGCGGAGAATACCGGGTAGCCCGGAGTGCCCTGTATTTCCTTCTCCATCCGCGCGCGGGCTATCAAACGGTGTACACCATCCGCAACAATATGGTGATTGCCTGGGTACAGAACCAAGATAGCGGGCTCCCATTCATAGAGAGGACTACCTATCCAGTATCGCACGCGCTCGTCATCCCAGACATGATTACTGAGAAGAAATTCCGTAATATGTGGAGCGATATCTATCTTATGGATCTCTCTATGGGTTTTCAAAGCCTGCGCGCGCATGGCCGTGATGTCGAAGGTGCCCTCGGTAGAGTGCGTAAAACATTCATGCACTCTGCCTTCGGCAACCAAAGACATCAGTTGCGTCTTGGTGAGTAGCTGTTTCATAGCCGCCCGGCCCCGGCCAATACATTGCTGTAGGCCGCTTCCAGATTGTTGTACAGATTCTTTTGGTAATCGTGGGAGCCCAGGAACATCAGATACGTAGTACCCTCTGGCAATGCCCACGAGAAGGACTCTTCCATACTGATAACGATTTGGGCCAGGGCGATGTTATCCTCCATCATCTCGGGGCCGTCGCCAAAGGCCGCACGCCAGTTCTTGATGTACTCGCCGGTCTTATAGCCGTGATCTTGGCGGAACTTATTCAGCACGTTCTTGCCGAAATACAGGCCGATCAAGCCTTCGACGCCGATACCCAGCGCGCAAGCCGCGCGGCAGAGTGCTTGCAGATTGAAACGTCGGCTCAGTGCCTCTTTGGCGACTAGCTCGATATGCGACGGCAGATACGTCAAGCTATCCGCATCGCTCAAGCGCGTGGCGGCGTCCTGCATGATATAGCGCGCAGCTTTTGCAGCAGATGACGCAACCATAGCGAAGCATGTCTCCCTAGCGGGGCTTACTGCTTCGTCATCATCGTCCTGTTGCCAGTGACGCACAACGGGCATCATAGCCTCGGACAATAGCATGCTTACGCCGAAATGCAGCATGTCGGCCAACTCCAGGCCAAGCTGCTGCTTGTCCGTCTCCGACATGGAGCGCTTCTTCCACCATTCCCAAGGAAAATAAGCCATCGCCTCGGCGGCTTCCGTCCAGAGCGCGCGGTAGAAGGGATACCGGGCTTCGAACCACTCCGGGTTGACTTGGCTATTCAGTTCATACTGCTTGTGCGCGATCATCAGAAACTTCTCGCGCAAGACATCGGCGCTTAGCAACTCCATGGAGACTCCAGTATTTTCTTGACGGCTTGATAGAACTCATCGCGCGTGCCGTCGTTCGCTACGATATGAGTAATGAGATAGTCGGAGATACGTATGTCAGAATCGTGTCCATTCGACTCCGGCGCGCGCTTGTTGGTGACTTCGATAACGAAATTGCCATCCCGCTCATCTCGCAGAACAGACATCAGACCGACTTTCGCCTCGTTGTCGAATCGGACATCCCCTATAACGATAGGCCGGTCTGGGTGCGCCGCGATGAACTCTTCTACGGGCGGTAGCCAGTAGTCCGGATCTTGCGCGCGGCGGTATTCCGTACCCCATTGTTGGAGTATCCAGCGCGTTGTGCGCGGTTCGCGCGGATTGTGTTCGGCCTTCGCCATCAGTACGCAGAACTCGGATTTCGAGCATCGCATGATAGCCAGATCTGCCTGGGGTTCGGTCTTCCATACATGCGTCTTCAATTGCTCTACGGTGACGTTGAAGGCTTCGGCAACCTCGGCATAGAGCTTGTCGGAGAAGTTGATACCGGCATAGCCCTCGCGCTCTATCAGGAAATCCATCATCGTAGTCTTGCCGACGCGCGGCAGGCCGTGCAGCCCTATGATGTAGTTTTTCATGCTTCGTCGCTCCAGGTAATAACAACATCTTCCGCGCCCTCGTCATACTGCATGGTCAGAGTGCCAGACGAGACGCCGCAAATTGCCAGACCGCCGATGATCGGCACGCCGGCATACTTGAGATCTTCGACCAGGGGGATTGTGTAGTGCAGCGGGTGCCCGCCCTTCTCCAGATGTGCGCGGGAGACTCGGCAGGTAATGATCTTTCTGCCGCCCGCTTCGCGCGTGGAGATGCGGTGCAGATCTCGCTTCGGCGTCCAGCCTTCATACGGGATCTTTGGTTTATCCTGCACTTTGACCTCTTCGGCATGCTCCACCTTGCGCGCCGGCCTACGACCGATCCTGCCGCGCGCCAGCGGCGCGGGCTTGGTGTTCTCTGTAGGCTTTGATGTCTCGGCGGGGGCGGGCTGTGCTGTCTTGCGTCGTAGAAGTTTTGCCATTCGGTTTCTCCGGTATCCAGTCTGGGCGTGTAGCGGTCTGCCATAGGGGAACAAATTTCTTTGGGTTCTTGACGTAAGAAGCCCAAACGGTATAGTCCCCGCGAAAGTAGGTTACTGATATGTACGCAGGATTGTAGGGGCCTACGCCTTGCGGCATTTGCTGGCCGACAAATTGCGTGAATTCTGGGGCGAAGCTGATTACGCAAGTATCCGGCGCGCGCGGGATATTATCCAGCTTCACAGTGTTAGAGATGTTGGGATCTAGTGAACGTATGTTACGCCGCCCCCGTATCCCAAACAGCTTTCGCTCAGCATTTATCATGCTATCTCCAACGCAAAAGGTTAGAGATAACAGGATTAGCCTCTCTGAATATCGGTAACCATAGATTGAAGTCTCGCGCGAGAACAGTCTGCGCCCGTGTATTCGGCATACGCAAGATACTGATATGAGTATCATGAACGATCAGCAGAAACATGCATGACCCATAAGCCATAACTTCAATATCTCGAATATCGGCAGGCGTTGTCCCTTGTACGTCCATGCGATACAACAAGTCATTAAAACTGGCGTTGCCCATCCGTACAGCATGAATCAACAATCCTCTTACTGCATCATTCATATGCCGCGCGGTTACCGTAGCAATATTGGTACTCTCGGTACGTATGTACGTCTCGTCGCGGTGGGCAAAAACCGGGGATGATATGTCTTGCCGGACTTCTACTTGCAAATCCTCAACGCCGCTAGTCCTATACTTATCGTCCAATAGGCGCAATATCGTGCTACGCAGTCCGGCGACCTGACTGTATCTAGTAGTAGCCACTCGTTCTTCGTTCGGCGCATTGCCGCGCCGGCTCTCTTCTGCCTGTTGCAATCTATCGGATAGCTCAGCAGCCAGAACCCTATGTCGCCCAGGTACGCCGGGGCGTGCTGTATTACCGCGTCGTTCCGCGCGAGACGGCCTATCCGGGGTTGATATGACGTAGGTAGTAGTATCGCGCTCTCGCGTGCGGTCACCGACCATAAAAGTGCCTAGGCCGCTAGTGGCGTCTTCCTGGCGCGGGATAGGCAGGAATCGTATGGTGGCGGTTTCCGAGCCGCGCGGCATAGTAAATCTATTCCTTATGGAGTCGGTAATACGCCGTTCCGCACCCGCAAAATCCATCCTAGCTATCTGTTGAAAATCCGTTGTATCTCCTGACGATATACGGCCTGTTGTTGTCCCCTGCGGCATGTATCTGGAAACCCGCTCTA